TGTGTGCGCAGGCCGCCAATGACGGGAACGTGAAACTTCTGAGGCAGGAGCTGATAAGCAATCACGGAGAACCCCATAACAGCGGGTCAACGGAGTACGGCTTTTATCAATGCGGCCCGGAACGGATTCATTTCCAGGATAATATGTGCGAGACATTTCTGAGCTTGACCTGGGGCAAGTACGTAAAGGAATTACTCAGCCTCTTGGGAAGTGCTGAGGATGAGGCATCAGAACATGAAGACGATGTTCCTGGTATGCCGGAATCCCAGGATACCGTGATTGATGGTGAATTCACAGAGATTTCAGAAACGGAGGAGGACATCCGGGCCCCGGAGGAACCCATGACCGAGCTGCAGATTGCCCAGGATGAACTGGGGCGTGCCAAAAAGCTGCTTAATGATGGGCTAAAATGTGATGTGGATGAAAATGACATACATATCCGCCGGCTGAAAATAAAGGTTTGCGCCCTGGTCAGCTATGTGTGCGATTTGGATGACATCGTGAATCCGCCGCCGAAGCCAGAGCAGCCGGAACTGCCGGTGCTTAAGAACAATGACCAACGGGCTGCCTTCGTGGATGCATATGAGACG